CAGACGCATATAATGATAAAGATCGTTTTCCTAACGGAGCTTGGTGCAAAAAAAACGATTGGGTAATATTTGCCAAATACGCCGGTTCACGTCTTAATATTGAAGGCGGAGAACTACGCTTACTAAATGATGATGAAATTTTAGGAGTTGTTGATGACCCCGAAAGTATCTTATCACCAGTAACCCATTAACATGGAGAGGAAACCATGCCCGAAGCACAAGAAACATTAAAAGAATCAACAACACCAATGGTTGATCTAGATACAACTGGAAATTCTGTTGATGTTGAATTAGAAGATTCTAAAGCTAATACTAAAGAGGTTGAAACCAAAGAAGAACCTAAAGTAGAAGTTAAAGAAGAAAAAGAAGTTAAAGAAGAAAAAAAAGATGAACGCGAAGAATATAGTGAAGGTGTCAAAAAACGTATTGACAGATTAACTTATAAAATTCGTGAAGCAGAACGTAGAGAAAAAGAAGCTCTTAGTTTTGCACAACAAATTAAAAAAGAACGTGATGATTTACACACTAAATTTACTAAACTTGATGATGGTTATGTAAATGAATTTGCTGGTAGAGTTAAATCTGAACTAGAATCAGCAAAAGCAACTCTAAAACAAGCTGTAACATCAGGAGATGTTGAGGCTCAAGTAGCGGCAAATCAAGCATTAGCAAGACTAGCTATTGAGCAAGAACGTATAAATGCTACAGAAGAGCAAAGAAAATTATTAGAAAAATCCCAAGAAAATGCTGGACAGACAGTACAACAACCTGTACAAAGTAATGTACAACAACAACCACCGGCAAAACCGGACCCAAAAGCTGAAGCATGGGCGGAAAAAAATGAGTGGTTTGGTAAAGATGAAGCCATGACATACGCTTCGTTTGGTATCCACAAAAAACTTGTGGAGGAAGAAGGATACAATCCATCTTCTGATGAATACTACGAAGAAATTGACAAAAGGCTTCGAAACGAGTTTCCTCATAAATTTAATGAGGGAGGAGAAGTCCAAGGAAGCAACAAACCCGCTCAAACTGTTGCCTCTGCAAATAGGACCACAAGATCTGGGCGCAAAACAGTGAGACTCACGCCATCTCAAGTAGCGATTGCTAAAAAATTAGGTGTGCCACTTGAAGAATATGCGAAATACGTGAAGGAGTAGGCATATGAATAAAATAGACGAAAAGAAGACTCCACGCGCTGCTCAATCCCGCGAGAAAACGACTCGTAGGAAACCATGGGCACCCCCGTCATCCCTTGACGCACCTCCTGCACCCGATGGGTACAAATATAGGTGGATACGCGCTGAAACTTTAGGGCAAGTAGATAATAAAAATCTAAATGCTCGATTAAGAGAAGGATTTGAACTTGTAAGATCAGATTCCGGCGATCAATATCCGACAATACAGGAAGGTAAGTACCAAGGTGTAATAGGAGTTGGTGGTTTATTACTGGCTAAGATCCCAGAAGAAATCGTTGAAGAACGTATGGCTTATTTTAGGCAACAAACCCGAGATAAGGAAGAAGCGATCGCAAACGATTTATTAAAGGAACAACATCCCAGTATGCCGGTCTCTAAACCAGACAGGCAATCTCGTGTAACCTTCGGTGGTAACCGAAAGAACTAATTTTTTAGCTCTTTTGTCCATCGAATTAAAATTAATAACCCTTTAAAAAAGGACACAACGATGGCAAATAAAGACGCAGCTTTCGGGTTTAGACCCGTTAGACATCTGAGTGGTGGAGAAATCCGTACAAACGAATACTCAATTGCTGCAAACTATGGAACAGCGATCTATCATGGTCAATGTGTTATTGCCGTAACTGCAGGTGGTGTTGAAGCCGCAGCAGCAGGTAACGTAGTTTTAGGCGTATTTGGTGGATGTTTTTACACTGATCCAACCACAAGTAAGCCAACTTTTAGTAACTATTATCCAGCAAGCACAAATGCTTCTGATATAGTGGCTTATATTTACGACGACCCAAGGATCGTCTTCGAAGTCCAACATGATGGAACTGGAACAGCGGCGATGAATTTCGGCGGTTTTGATTTTACAGGAACAGGCGGAAGCACTACTACTGGAAGATCAACTCAAGAGTTAGATACTTCTACAGTTACGACATCTGGACAATTCAAACAGATTGGTATTTCAAAAGATCCGAACAATAGTGATACTAGCGCTGCTAACTGCAACGCTTACGTTGTTCCGAATACTGGCGAACATACTTTCTTACTAACTACAGCATTAGCGTAATAGGAGAATAATATGGCGATTTCTAGATCACAACTGGTCAAAGAACTTGAACCTGGCCTTAACGCTTTGTTTGGGTTAGAGTATGACCGATACGAAAATCAGCACACAGAAATTTTTGATACAGAAACTTCTGATCGTGCGTTTGAAGAAGAAGTAATGCTATCCGGTTTCGGTACAGCGCAAGTAAAACCAGAAGGAACATCAGTTAACTTTGATGATGCTACTGAGTCTTTCACTGCGAGATACACTCACGAAACTATAGCACTTGCTTTTGCGATTACTGAGGAAGCAGTAGAGGATAACCTTTACGATAAAATCAGTTCTCGTTACACCAAAGCATTAGCTCGTTCAATGAGTAACGCTAAACAAGTAAAAGCTGCAAACGTTTTAAATAACGGTTTTGACAGTTCTTACACAGGTGGAGACGGCGTAGAATTATTTTCTACTGCTCACCCAACAACTGGCGGAAACATCAAAAACGAACTATCAACTGCTGCTGACCTAAATGAAACATCTTTAGAGCAAGCTTTAATTGATATTGCTGGAATTACTGATGATAGAGGACTAAAAGTTGCTCTTAACGGTACAAAAATGATTATTCCAGTTAATCTTCAATTCACTGCTGAAAGATTGATGAAATCTGGTCAAAGAGTTGGAACAGGTGATAACGATATTAACGCTGTTGGTAGCATGGGAATGATTCCTCAAGGTTATGTAGTTAATAACTACTTAACTGATACAGATGCATTCTTTATTAAAACAGATGCTCCTAACGGATTAAAACATTTCCAAAGAGCACCAATTTCCACTAAAATGGAAGGTGATTTTGAAACTGGAAACGTTAAATACAAAGCTAGAGAGAGATACTCATTTGGGTTCTCTGACTGGAGAGGTATTTTCGGTTCTCCAGGAGCATAATACACTCTTGACTTGTGGGGGCTTTGTCCCCCACATTACAACTAGGAATAATTAATTATATCAACTGTCCTAGCAGACAATCGTAGAAGAGATGATATAATTTAACTACGGAGAATAAAATGGCTAAATCAACTTTTTCAGGTCCAATAAGATCTGAAGATACTATAAAAACAGTAAGTAAAAACGCTACTACTGGAGCGATTACTGAAATCATCACCATGGGTGATGGACCAGTTACATTGGGAGATGAAGATACAACTCTCACTAATGCTACACATAGTGGAAGACTAATTGTAGTCCCAGCTATTACAGCAAACAGAACAATTACGCTACCGTCACCGGTTGCTGGCTCACACTTTAAATTTATTTATGGTGGAGCTGCAGAAGAAGCAGAAAACATTATCTTTGATACAGGAGCTGATGCTAATTACTTCATTGGCGGTGTTGTTCATTGTGATTCAAATGCTGATAACGTAACTATTTATGCTGATGGAAACTCTAACTCAAAACTAACTCTTACAGATTTTGGTGGTATGGAGATTAACATTATGGCTAAAGATAGTACTAACTGGCTGATTTGGGGCTTTACAGAAGGCGCTGACGCACCTGCATTCGCAGATAATTAAATAATATAGTGGGGCTTCGGCCCCACAGTTCTTAATTAAGGAGGGAACATGGCAGATACAGTAACAGGACCGACTATCCTACAACAAAATGACAATCGCGTCGTAATTAAAATAGTTAATCAATCAGATGGAACAGGAGCAACAACAGTTTTTGGCGATGTGTCAGCATTGGCAGCTAGAGCTGATGGAACTTCTGTAGCACACTTAGGACTACTTAGAGTTTGGTTTTCTTGTCAAGGTGGCGATGGAGGAGACTCTTATGCACGTTTAGATGAAGAAGATTCAGATGGAGATATTCCTATAATAGGTTTAACAGGAACAGGATATTGGGACTTTAGAGAATTTGGTGGTATACCAGCAGATAAATCTAGTAACAGTAATGAAAGTGATGTTAATCTTGTTGTACCGGGTGCCGCGGACTCTGGTAATATGTACACAGTTATTGCAGAATTCCAAAAAATCTATTAATAATGATTAGGAGGTCTTCAATGCCTAAACAATTAACAGGTC